TGTTTACTATCCAAGTGGTCTAGCTACTAACTTAGATGGTAACAGCGTGGTTGTTCCACCAAGCCATATTATGTTACGCACGATCATCCGTAGTGATGCAGTTAGCTATCCATGGTTTGCACCAGCAGGTGTAAGACGTGGTATCGTTGACAATGTCAGCGCGATTGGTTATGTTGACACAAACAATGATAACACATTCGTAAGCATTGGTGTAACGGAAGGTCTACGTGATGTTTTATATACAGGTAGAGTTAACCCATTAACGATCTTACCAGGTGTTGGTATCGTAGCCTACGGTCAAAAAACACGTAGCTCACAGACATCAGCAATGGATCGTATTAATGTAGCAAGACTAGTTGTTTACTTAAGATCAGTCCTAGCTAGAGTAGCTGCACCGTTCATATTTGAACCTAATGATACTATCACACGTAGCCAAGTAGAATCAGCGTTTAATGCTGTATTCAATGACTTGGTAGCTAAACGTGGTATCTATGACTACTTGGTAGTTTGTGATGAAACCAATAACACAGGTGATCGTATTGATCGTAACGAGTTATGGGTTGATATCGCGATACAACCAGTTAAAGCTATTGAATTTATTTACATTCCAGTCAGATTACAAAACACTGGCGCAGCTTTAACGATTAATTAATATACGCATATAATGGGAGTGGCAACACTCCCATAGCGTAAGAGTAAAACAGGTAAATATATAAAAGGAAATACAAAATGGCAACAGCGTCATTAACCAATTTTACAGTTCCACTATCGACTAACCAAAGTGCTAGCACACAGGGTCTGTTGATGCCAAAACTAAAGTTCCGCTTTCGCGTAACTTTCTTAAATTTTGGTGTTACACAACCCACAACTGAGCTAACCAAACAGGTTATGGATTTTAAACGTCCACAAATCTCAATGGAACCCATCACGATTGATATCTATAACAGCAAGGTATACCTAGCTGGTAAGCCAACTTGGGAAACAGTTACCTGCATGCTACGTGATGACGCAGGCGGTGAAGTTACTCGTCGCGTTGGTGAACAGATGCAGAAACAATTTGACTTCTTTGAACAAAGTTCTGCAAGTTCAGGTATCGATTATAAATTTACTACTGTTCTTGAAATACTTGATGGTGGTAATGGTGCTAATACTCCTAACATCTTAGAAACATGGCAGTTAGATGGTTGCTTCTTAACAGCTGCAGATTACGGTGATGTGAATTATGCTACTAACGAACCAGCAACAGTCCAATTGACTATCCGTTATGACAATGCTCTACAAACTCCAGTAGGCGTAAGTGGCATTGGTTCAGCGATCACAAGAACACTAGGTACAGTCATTACTGGCTAATATCTAGAAGACAATTTCAAAAGCCTGGTTTAATCCAGGCTTTTTTTTGGCGATAAATAATATAAAGCTAGGAACATTTATGAGCCAAAACAATATTTGGGGGCAACTACTCCAAAGCATAGCACCAAATCAAAACATACGTGACTATAGACATGCCACGCGAACTTTTGTTGATAGTTTATATAGACTAAGCCCCAAGCTAAACAACCTATTCCATGTGTTCATGGATGTTAACACTAATTTATCATCTCTTGATCAATTGAGCCAGATCGAAACAGGTATGATGGCTAAGAATGTCCAGTTACCTAAATATAATGTGCAGAATAAAACCTATAATGCTTATAATCGCAAGACGGTACAACAAGAGCGTGTAAACTATGATCCTGTAAGCATCACCTTCCATGATGACAGTGCTGATGTGGTCCGTAGATTCTGGTATGATTATTTTACCTACTACTATAGAGACAGCGATTATCAGGTAGACAATTATAAAGATGACAGCAAATACAAACAACGCCAACAGCAAAATTGGGGATTTAGTCCCAAGACAGCTAATACCGGCAACTTACCATACTTAAACAGCATACGGATTTATAGCCTACATCAAAAACGTTTCAGCAGTTATACCCTAATACGTCCAATGATAACTAATTTCCAGCACGGTCAACACTCGGCAGGCGAATACGAACCTATGGAACACTCAATGACTATTAATTATGAAGCAGTATTGTATGATAGCGGTCCTGTTAGCAGCGGAACGGTATTAGGCTTTAGTGAAGTGCATTATGATAACACACCAAGCCCATTACGTAACGCAGGTAGCTTGATCAGTGCAGGTAGGAATATCTTAGACAATGTAGAAAATGGTGATCTAGGATCAGCAGTGCAGAACGGTATCAATGCTTTCAATATCCTAACTGGCAGCAATACACAGTTAATACAAGCCCCTAGTTTAGATTTGTCAGTCATCGGTGATAGTATCATGAGAGGAGCAAGTCCTCTCAGCAGTGTTTTCGTTCCAACTTCTAGCACAGTAAAAAATGGATTATCTAGATCAACCGCAACATTTCCTGGATTCGGCGGAGCTGGTAATGGTTCTAACATGAATTCAGCCAGCAATCAAAATCCCAATAGTAATCAAGGTAGTAACTAAGGAGAATCTGCATGCCAGCTATACCAGGAAATTTACCAGTAAATCCAGATCAGACACAGTCTACCACTGATTTTTTTAATAATTACTACACCCAATATCCTAGCGTTAGTTCTGGTACCAACGACACAGTCGTAGCATATTTCCAATCGATCACAGGTGATGTAGATGCTGGAAGAACTCTAGCTGGTGCAGTATTATACACAGCCTCACAGCAGGGAATAGATCCAATCAGCATAGTAGAGGAACTTAAAAAATTCAGTGATAAAAATAAAATCGATGTTCCGGTATTGACTCCGTTGACACAATCGGTCATAACCCAATTTGAAACATATGAAGACATAGTAGCAGTTAAGAGCAATTATCAAGAAGGACAATTATTCTATATAATCGAACTAGAAATATTTTTTAAACTAACAGGCGGCGATATAGTATCAGCCAATGGATATCAGGCTGAACGTGTGGTATTACAAGATGGCACAATAATTTATAATTTTTCACAGGTAAGTTATACCGCAGGTAAGTATGCACAGAGGACTTCAGCTAATGCTGTAGATACCAGCGTTTATAACAATGGTACCTGGTCTTCAAGCGGCACACAATATGCCAAACCAGGTCCTAGCGTGGTCTACAATAGCATTAGTGAAATCAACGCATATCTAACCATGTTCCTTAATCTTAATCGCTCAGGCACTAGCCTACTGGGATTAAGCAACAGTCCGTTGACCAGTAAGTATGTCACAAGAACGATCCTAGCATAATGGCCAAATACGCACAAGGCAAATATCAAATCAAAAACCCAGAAAAATACATGGGCAAACGCCTACCCAGCTATCGCAGTTCATGGGAATTTACATTTATGAGCTTCTGTGATAACAATCCAGCAGTGCTTAATTGGGCCAGCGAAGGTGTAAAAATACCATATTTCAATCCAGTCAGTGGTCGCCAGACCATATATGTTCCTGATTTTCTAGTGGTCTATGTAGACGCCAATCAACGCAAGCATACAGAACTAGTGGAAATCAAACCATCAACCGAAACAACCATGGAATCGGCTCGTAGCTATAGAGATAAACTTAGTGTAGCTATCAACATGGCCAAATGGGCGGCAGCAGATTCATGGGCCCGTGCCAACAATATGCGCTTTAGAGTAGTAACCGAATACGATATCTTCAAAAATCAGAAGCGGTAAATACTGCTACTATGACCCAAAAACTACAAGAATTATTTAATTTGCCTCCTGCAGAGGAAACTACGGAAAACAATGACACCGACAGCACTGCGGAAGGCAAACCCTCTATAGAGGAACAGCGTGCCTTAATCCAAGAAGTAGATCTAGCCATTGATAAGATCGATGCCGCCTTGCCATTCGTTAATGATCTAGACATCAGCGATCGAGAACTAGACGAACTCAGCGACCTTGCTAAAGAAAAATTCCAGGACCTAATTGATCTAGGCATGAACGTTGAAGCACGCTTCAGCGGACACATCCTAGCCACAGCAGGCACCTTACTAGGACACGCTATTACAGCCAAGCAAGCCAAGCTGGATAAGAAGCTACGTATGGTAGATTTACAGCTGAAAAAAGCACGTTTAGACGCACAAACCACCAAAACCGACGGCGAAAAACTCATTGA